TTTGTCCAGCGACTGGAGCAGGTAGAGTAATAGTTCTATTGCCTCCAATTGCAGGGACCGCAAGCACTCTCCCACTGTGTGTAGCAGCATCAAGAGTTTTGTTTTCATCTCCTAATGCTACAGGTGCATCACCCATAGTAATGATTTCAGTAATCGCTCCAGTAGAAGAGTTTTTACTGATAGTTTTAACTGTAGTTTCAGATCTAACTGGACCTGAAAAAGTTGTATTTGCCATAATTATATCCTCCTAGTTCTGAACATGGTCTCTAGGCCGTCGACTATACTCGTCCATGCTCAAATTAATTGTATAGTGATTTTTGTATATAGTAGATTTGTGAAAAGTGCAAGGTATCCTTATAAAGTGTAACCACTTTTATATGTTGCCTAGTTAGCTAGCAAAAAGATGTACTTCTAAATCCTTTGCGTTTCTAGGACTTTCTTGGTTCTTCAAGATCGATCTAATTACCTTTTTAATATCGTCTCCAAGAACTGACATATCTGGTGTTACTAATCCGCCGTTTTCAAGAAACATCTCGTTCCATTTGTTCTCGAGCTTCAGTTTCTTTGCGAACAACACCATATTGTTGTCTGCCATCATCAACCTCCTCATAGGTTAAATAAAAACTTCCTGTAAATTTTAACAGGTTCGGCTCCCATTCTATATCATTTTTTCCTAGATAGTCAATGATTACCTTATGTAACTGATCTAGCTCTGTGATTTCAATTTTAGTATCAACCACAAACTTTGTCATTAATGTATGAGTATAGATTTTAATGAGATATGAAAATTTCATGCTTTCTTTTACCATAAAAAAAGGGGGCCCGAAAGCCCCCTTTAATTGTAATACTTTACTTATTACGCTCCTGGAGATCCAAAGATACCTCTAGGGTCTGAGAATCCAAAAGAATATCTCTCTCTAGCTTTGTATCTAACGTTTCCAGTAGTGAAGTCACCTTCCATAGCTGTTTTCACAGGTGATCTAACGAACATTTTCAATCCATTAGGCACATCTGTTTTAATGAAAAACGCATCTGTGTCAGTTAAGAAATGGTTCACAGTATAACCCTGTGGAATCATTCCCATTGATCCGACTGCGTTGATGTCATTGTCAGCTGTTCCAGTTCTACCTGCAGACTTCATAAGTCTTTCAGCAGTAAATTGAAGCTCTGAAGGAATAATCATTTTTACTCCTCTTGCTGCAATTTTTAGACCTCTTTCATCAGTAAGTGCTGCAATGTCAATTAACGACTGCTCTAACGATGTTTCGTTTAAGTCAGACGCTGTTGACAATTCGTTTCTGAATGTTCCAGCAACGATTGGGTGGTCAGTCGCACAAAGCTCCTTACCATCTCCACCAGCAAATGATGAATCGAACGCGTTGTTTAAAACATTCGCAGCTTTAACTTGTTTTGTGTTTGACATAGATCTTGCAAGAGCTTTTGTGTATCTGCTTGCTAATCTGTCATACAAGTTGTCTTCGATCGCTTCTTCAGTGATTGAAAACGCAAGTGCGATTGTTTCGTTTGTATAACGAGCTGTGAACGTTTCGTTTGCAGAATCGAATGTTACACCTTGGCCCTCAGCTTTTACAGCTGCGTTACCAAAGCCTGATAACATCACTTCTTCTTCGAACGCTCTGTCTGAAGTTTCTACATCGTAGATTTCAGCATGTTCGTTATCGTATCTGTTGTACTCCAGGCCAAATAAAGCATTCAAACCTGGCTCTAGTTCTTTGACTAGCTGTCCTCTTGTTATAGCCATATAGTTATCCTCCTATTATACGCCTGTTGCGGTTAAGTAGAAGTGCTCAATAATGATAACTTTAAAGTTAACATTTGCTGAACTTAAATCATTATTTCTAATATCATCTGATACTCCAATAATTCTTAAGTTTGCAGTAGTTGTTGCTAAAGTACTATCACCTAACTCAGTTTTTGAAATAAAGTTTGGTGTAACACCTGCTGCAACTGCTACGTCAGCGTTGTTGAACACATCTGTTTGTGCTGATGCACCACTATTGTCAGACTGAATCTCGTACACTTGGTGCGGACTGTCTGTGATAAATGCTTTAATATCTGTAGCGGCATTACTACCTCTAAGATTGTTAGCAAATGTCGGCTTGCTAGTAGTGGCATCAGTAAAAAATACACCTTGAGCTGAACCTATTAGAGCTCCGTTGTCAGTAGCTGCTGCAATACCAACTGTTCCAGTGTTAATAACTTTCATCAAGTCATTTTGTGAAAAAGCTGATGCACAAGCTGCGACTTCAAATTCTGTAAGTCCAGAGTTCATCGGTGTACTACCCAAAAAGCCAATTGGTTTTAGTCCAAAGGCTGCATCTTGGTTAGCCATATTTGTTTTCTCCTTGTTAAAGTTTATTTTGTTGGAGAAAAATCGTTAAAAAATTAACTCTTCTTCGTACCACCAAAAGTTACACGAGTCTGCCTTTCACTATTGATCGGCATACTTGGGTGCTGTTCCTTCATCAAGTCCTTGTCGATGGCGTCTGTTTTTTCTTGAGTCATTTTTGCAAAATACTCTTTTCGCGCCTCAACGACTTCATTAGGTATCCTTCCCAGCAGAAGGCCTCCTACTCCGATCACGCCCTTGTATTTACCTTCTTGTAATGTTGGGTAATCACTATCTGGATATTCTTCTGCTCTTACAAGCTCGAAACCAGATCTTAAATGGCCAGACATGTTTTTAGTATCATCAAATCCTAAAACTTCTGCTCTTAACCATCTGTGTTTATACCCATCAGGTGCAGGGGGTGCATCTAAAGATGAGGGTGGAGTCCAAGTAGTTTTCTTAACTGTTTTAGCTCTACTTTGGCTCGCACGAGAAGATTTCATTTTTTCGTTTTCCATATGCCTATACCTCCTTCGTGAGTCTTAATTGTTTCGCATATTCTTCTAATGGCACACCTAATTTTTTAGCGATTGTTACCTGTGAGGGTGTGAGTCTCACTGTATTGCGGCTTGTTTTTGTGCTTCGCTTCGCCGAAGCTACTGTTTGCACTGGTTTAGCCGTTTCCGTTGTTTCAGTACTACCAAATTTGTGAGGGAATTCAAGTCTTATTCTTTTATCTATTTCAGAATAATACTCGTCACTTTTTGGATCATATCCCTCTTCATCAGTAAGCTTTTTGTGCAAATCAAAAGCCGTATACGTCATCGCAGTATCGGTTCCAAACCATTTATTTTTAGAAGCCCACTCCTCAGCTTTTGGATCTGAAACAGGTGCGTCTTTAGGTAACTCATACCCTTGATACGTATTTACTGTTTCTTTTGATTCAGCGGCTAAAAATGGATCTACCTTTTTTTCCTCTGTTGGTTTTTGCAAACTTTCTTTTTGTTGAGCTAACTGAGCTTCTTGATATCCTAGTTTACCTATTTCTTGTTGAGCTGCGACTTCAGCTTGAATATCACCTGCTTCTCTAGCAGCAGCTAGTTTTGCCATGGCAGCATCCATACCTGATTTAATAGTCGCCTCTAAAGACTTTAGGTAATCTGGTTGTAATTTTAAAAGTTTACTTTCAGAGTCTTTTTGTTTCTCAAGAACAGTTTTTGCATATCGTGTAGCTTCATCTCTTTGTCTTTCAGCTTCACGCATTTTTTTAGTTAGCTTAGCAATTCGTCTTTGAACACCTTCGCTGTATTCTTTTAGCTCGTCTTTTTTTGGTTCTTGCTCCTTGCTGCCTGTTTCTTGTTTTACGTCTTCTTTTTCTTCTTCAACTTTAATCTCAGGTTTTTCCTCTGAGACCTCAGCAGGTTGAACAACATCTCCTTGTTCCTCCTTTTTCTCTTCCTTTAATTCTACGTCCACTTCAGGACCGGAAGTATCTATATCCACTATCTCTGTATCTTCTGTATTCATTTTCTTTTCTTCTGGCATAGCCTTCTCCTATGTTATAGCACGTGAAGCAAGGATTCTGGATCTGCGATCGTTCCTAATACTTCATCATCGTTTAATATGCGGACTTCTCCGCCTTCTATTGGTAATCTTGATCCTGCATATCTAGCAAAGATCACCCAATCTCCTTTTTTGCACCACGGGTCTTGAAATTTATCTTTGTCTTGATAACAAAGTGGACCCATTTTTAAAACATAACCACAAGTCGTTGCGATTCTAAATTTATCTAATGCCTCTGGTGCAATAATAATTCCACCTTTAGTTTTCTCTTTTGGTGTAAAAGGTAAAACTAAAAGTCTCCAACCCGATGGTTCTGGTAATTGATCAACCTGACTTTTAATATTATCTGGATTTAATGGCTCTGGTTTAGCCTCATCTTGTTTTTTATATTTATCCTCGAGTGCGAGTTTAATCTTCGGTACTTCCGAGTTTGATGATATTTCCTTCATCTTCTTTTTGCTCCTTTTCATCTAGCAGGTTAGAGATTTCCTGTAGTAATAGTTGATAAGTTTTTATCTGTCCTAACATATAGTTGTATTTCTCCATATTGTCAACGCCACCTCCACAGATTGTGTCAACAACACTTTGCATGTTTTCTTTTATAACTTTCTGTATTTTTGCTACTATAAATAGTCCGTCCATTATCTTTCTCCTAACTTCTTTTTAAATTTATGCACTCTATTTCGAGCGCTTCTTTCTAACGTTTTATCTTTCTTTTTTAAAGCTACACCAACGTCACGTCTAGCTTCCATTAGTTTTTTAACTAATCCTTTTTTATAGGGCCCCTCTTTTAATGGAGATTTTTTGTATTTTTTACCCTTAATCTCTATAAATTTTGACATTAATTAATTTTTTCAATTCGCAATATTTTATTATCTTTTGATAATTCTGCTTTTACTCTTGAACACATGTAGAGCACTGTTGACCCACTATTTCTTGAAGCTATTCTTTTCTTCTTCAAACACTCAGATACGGTTGGCGTGTAAGTCATTTCTTTTAATTCTTGAGGGTCTCCAATAAACATAAGTAATGCCATGATCTCTATCATTTACCATTCTTCCTAACTAACTTCTCTACATCTTGTTGAAGTTTTTCTATCTTTTTAGTTGCTTCTGTTAGTAACACTTTAGTGTGTATGTTTTCATCTAATTGTTTTTGATGTTTTTCTAACATCTTTGCATTCATTTCAATTAACATTAGCATCTCTAAGTTTTTTGGTTTTTGTTCTGCACGTTTTAACAGATCTGCTTCCATCAATTGTTTAGATGTCTCCAAGTTATTGATGCGTTCAACAATACCAAAGTATGCCCACACTCCTACTGCTACAGCAGCAACAATACTAATTAAATTTCTAACTGGCATAGAGATATGTGTTGATTCTGAAATCTTCATGCTTTTCTAGTTCTCCTAATCGCCTCTTTTCCTTTTTTAAAAATAGAAGCAACTTTTGATTTACCCATCACCTTT